GAACGTGCCGGGGCAGTTGCGCGTGACGATCTTGTCGAGTGCGATGGCACTCAAATGATACGGGCCTTCGCCGAAGTGCGCGTCCGACATCGAATCCTCCCTGGCGGGCGGTTACGCGGGCACACTCATTGCGCGAACCCGACGGAAGGCGCAACCCAAAAGTTGTGACGCAATGCGACGCGATTCCCGTTGCCCAGGTGCCCCAGCGTAGGGTATATATTCCTCTATGATCGGCGGTATGCCCCAACGGGGAGGCCAACGGTCCTAAACTCCATCGAATCCCCCTTCATTTCCATCGGAGCCGATGACGCCGGCCAGTCCGTCCACTCCCCACGCGCTGGTGTCGTGGGCGGGGGAGGCTGTGGCGCCGTGGGTGCCCGCCGCCCACCATACGATCATGCTGGGAAGGCTTGCCGAGCTTGCGGACGGTGGGTGCGACCGGCTGATGCTGTTGATGCCGCCGGGCAGTGCCAAGAGCACCTATGCCAGTGTCGTATTCCCGGCCTGGTATCTGCTGAACCATCCCAAGGCGCGCGTGATCGCCGCCTGCCATACCGACGCCCTGGCTGCCCATTTTGGCCGACGGGTGCGTTCGATGGTGTTGGAGCACGGGCCCGCGAAGCGCGACGGCCTGGCGCGCGATGACCGGAGCGCCGGCCGGTTTTCGACGCTTGGGGGCGCCAGCTACTTTGCCACCGGCGTGCGCGGCCCGCTGGTGGGCCAGCGCGGCGACCTGATCGTGATCGACGACCCGATCAAGACGGCTGCCGAGGCGGAAAGTGCCCACGCGCGCGACGCGCTGTGGGACTGGTTTCGTGCCGAACTGACCACGCGGCTGACGCCGCACGGGAAGATCGTGTTGGTGATGATGCGCTGGCACGAGGACGACCTGGCCGGCCGACTGCTGGCCAGCGGCGACAACTGGCAGAATTTGAGGATGCCGGCCCTGGCCGAGGCGGGCGATCCGCACCGGGCCGAAGGCGCCCCACTGTGGCCGGAGTGGGAGGATGCGACGGCGCTGGAACGCAGGCGGCTGGCGGTCGGCCCGCGCGCGTGGGCGGCGCTGTATCAGCAATCGCCGCGCTCGGACACGGAGGCCCTGTTCCCGACCGGTCGCATCGGAGTGCTGGAGACCGAACCGGCCTGCGCGCGGGTGGTGCGGGCGTGGGATCTGGCGGCGACCGTCGCGAGCGAGGGCCGCGACCCCGACTGGACGGCCGGGATCAAGCTGGGGCGGATGGAGGCCGGCGGTTTGGTCGTGCTGGACGTGCGACGGTTTCGCGGCGGGCCGCATGAGGTCGAAGAGACGATCTTGGAGACGGCGAGGCTGGACGGGCGCGAGGTGACCATCGGGCTGCCGCAAGACCCGGGGCAGGCCGGCAAGCAGCAGGTGGCGTGGCTGACCACGCGGCTGGCCGGGTTTCGGGTGACGGCGGGGCCGGAGACCGGATCGAAAATCACGCGGGCGGGGCCTGCGGCGGCGCAAGTGGAGGCGGGGAATATGTCCGTGGTGCGCGGGGTGTGGAACCGGGCGTTTGTGGACGAGTTGCGCGACTTTCCGGGAGGGCGAAAGGACGACCAAGTGGACGCACTGGCCCGCGCGCTGGCGATGCTGGCGGACGCGAATGCGCCGGGGCGGCGGATGCAACTGGCGATTTTCGGCCGGTGAGGATTGGTCCCACTCGGGCGAAGGAGAAAAAATGTTCGACACGATCCGCGCGCTGATCCCGGCCGATCCGGCGTTTGCCGAGCGGACGTGGCGGCTGGATGTTTTGACGCGCGTGCTGGAAGGGCGGCTGTACGATGTGCTGCCCTACGAATTCCACGAGGAGCGAGGGGCGGGCGGCGAGTATGTGCCGTTGCGGCGGCGGCGGCCCTCCGTCCGGTATCCGCTGGCGAAGATCGTTGTGGACGACAGCCTTTCGCTGGTGTTCGGCGAGGGGCATTTTCCGACCATCGAGTGCGACGACCCACGGGTGCGGGCCGTGCTGGGCGATATCGTGCGCGAAAGCGGGCTGAACCAGGCAATGCTGGAAGCGGCGCTGCGCGGCTCGGTGGGCAGTGCGGCGGTCTTGCTGCGGGTGTTGCGCGGGCGGGTGTTCTTCAAAGTGCTGCCTAGTCTGTTTTTGGTACCGGTGTGGCAGCCGGAGGCGCCGGACACGCTGCTGCGCGTGACAGAAAGCTACAAGGTGCCGGGACGCGCGCTGGCCGATCAGGGTTACGATATCGACGAGCCGGGAACCGAATTCTGGTTTCAGCGGGTGTGGGACGACACGGCGGAGACGTGGTTTGTGCCGACCCCGGTAAGCGACGGGCTGCCGACCGAGATCGACAGCGTGCGCAGCGTGAGCCATGGGCTGGGGTTCGTGCCGATCGTGTGGATCAAGAACCTGCCCGGCGGCGACGATATCGACGGGGCCTGCACGTTTCGCGCGGCGGTGGAGACGGGAATTGAGATCGACTACCAGTTGTCGCAAGCGGGGCGCGGGTTGAAATACTCGTCCGATCCGCTGCTGCTGATCCGCGAACCGGCAGGCGTGGACAACGAGATTGTTCGCAGCGCCGGTAACGCGCTGGTGGTCAGCGAAAAGGGCGACGCGAAACTTCTGGAGATTGGCGGTACGGCGGCCGGTGCGGTGATCGAATATGTGCGCTTCTTGCGCGAACTGGCGCTTGAGGGCGTACACGGCAACCGCGCGAGTGCGGACCGGTTGAGCGCGCCGCAGAGTGGGCGGGCGCTGGAACTGATGAACCAGGGCCTGATCTGGCTGGCCGACAACCTGCGCGTCAGCTACGGCGGCGCATTGCTGGCACTGATGAACATGATCGTGCGGGCCTCCGAGACTTATCCGCTCACGGTGCGGGGAGAGGCGGTGGCACCGCTGGATGCGACGGCGCGGCTGAGTTTGCGCTGGCCGCGCTGGTATCCACCGGATGCGCCGGATCGCGCGAGCGATGCCAAGACGTTGACGACGCTGACGGACGGCGGGCTGTTGAGTCGCGAGACGGCGGCAAAATCCATCTCCGACGTGTACGACATCGACGATGTGGCAGCGGAACTCTCCCGCATCGCACGCGAAAAGGGGCAGGCATGAGCGACGATATCTCAAATCCCACCCCGCCCGAGGAACTTGTGGCACGGGCCGAGGCGGCCGAGCGCAAGCTGGCCGAGATGGAAGCCGCGACGCATGCGCGCATCGTGCGGGCCGAGCTGAAGGCGGAAGCGGTGCGGGCCGGCATGGTCGATCTTGACGGGCTGAAGCTGCTGGACGTGACCGGCATCAAGGTTGGGGAGGACGGCGAGGTCGAGGGAGCCAAAACCATCATGGGCGACCTGAAGCGGGCCAAGCCGTGGCTGTTCGGTGGCGGTTCCAGTTCCTCGACTGCCGGTGCGCCGCCGGCGCAGCCGCCGAAGGCGCGGCTGGCAACGGAGATGGATTACGCGGAGTGGCAGAAGGCGCGCGCGGATTTGCTCAAGCGGCGCTGACGCCTCCGGACTTTCCGACCTAGCCGAAACCTGGACGAGCACTGCCCGCCTCGCCTTGCGAGCGGGGCGGGCTCGCGCGGGCATGTTCAAACTTCCGCAGCATGAGGGTCCCAATGGGCATTCAGAACTTCCCGCTGTCCTTGCAGCCGATCATTCAGCAGGGCTTCCTGGAGCGCGAGTTCCAGCAAGCACTGACCAGCCGGCTGGGCTACCGCGCCGTCGCCGACCGGCAGGAATTTTCAGTCGGCATCGGCGAGACACTGACCAAAACCCGCGCCGGGCTGAAAGCTTCGGTCACGACGCCACTGGTGCCCTCGGCCAACACCAACCTCGACAACGGGCTGACGCCGCAGAATTTCGGCGTCGAGCAATACACAATCACGCTGAATTTCTATGCCGCGACGGCCGATCTGAACATGGTGACGAGCCGGGTCGGCATTGCCAGCCAGTTTTTGCTGAATGCGTCGATCAATGGCGAGCAGGCGGCGCGCAGCCTGGACGAACTGGCGCGCAACGCGCTGTTCCCGGCGTATTTTGGGGGCAATACGCGGGTACGCACGACGCTCGCCAGCGCCGGGCCGGCGGTGAGCGTTGACGATATTCGCGGGTTCACCCAGGTGTGGGCGAATGGTGTGCCGACGGCGGTGAGTCCCAGCAACGCGCTGGCGGTCACGGTTGGGGCGAATTCCTACAATGTGGTCGCGGCGGTCGCGGACGGAACCAACGCATCGAACGCGCCGGGCGGCATTTCCGGCGTGCTGACGTTCGCGACTTCGGTGACGGTGGCCGACGGCACGGTGGGCAACACGGTGACGGCGGGGACCGCGAGCGCGATTATGCGGCCGAACAATCGCGCCAATACTTCGCAGATTGTCGCCACCGACACGCTGGACATGGCCACGTTGCTGAGTGCGGTGGCGCAGTTGCGGCTGAACGCGGTGCCGGAAATCGACGGCGCGTACAACTGCTACCTCGACCCCGTGAGCGCCAAGCAGTTGTTCGGCGACCAGGCATTCCGGCAGTTGTTCACCGGTGCCACCAGCGACAATCCGGTCTTCAAGCGTGGCTTGGTCAACGACTTCCTTGGTTTGCGATTCATCCCGACGACCGAAGCGTACGTGACGACGCCGCAGATTGGTCCGGTGATTCGGCGACCGATCGTGTGCGGAAAAGGCGCGCTGATCGAGGGCGATTTTGCGGGGCTGGCGGAGGCTGACGTGGCGCCGAAGGATGCCATCGTCAGCGTCGTCGATGGCGTGGCGATGGTGACGCGCGAGCCGATCGACCGGTTGCAGCAGATCATCGCGCAAAGCTGGTACTGGATCGGCGGATTCTGCACCCCGTCCGACACCACGACCAGTCCGACGACGATCTCGACCGCGACCAACGCGGTGTTCAAGCGCGCGGTGCTGGTGGAACACGCCGGCTGACGGCCGGCCGCGCCCTCCCGTCCCGACGGACGGGAGGGAGCTTGGACGTTGACGGCAGGCGGAGTTGGCCATGAGCGGAACCACCACGGCGACGTCGTTCACCGACGCGCAGAAAACCGACGTTCGGCGCTATTGCGGCTACCCTGCGTATGGCGCCGGAGCGTCCGGATTTCAGGGTTGGCGGTTCTTTCAGGCGTACGGGCTGATGGAATTCCGCCTGAACAATCTGTCCGATGCCGAGATAGCCGTGGTGGTCAACTATCTGACCACGCTTGCGACGTTGGAGACGGCTATTACCGACGCCAGCAGCCGCCTGGATACGGAGACGGCAGCGGTGTGGACGCGCAATCCGTACGAGGTGCGCGAGCGCGCGGCCCTGTTCGACGATTGGCGGCGCCGGCTCTGCGGTTTTCTCGGCTTGCCGCCTGGTCCGGGATTGGGCGACGGCTCTTTGGCGCTGGTGGTGTAACATGTCCCTGGCGAGCGACAACCGCGATATCCCCGACGCCATCCGTCGTGGGTTGGGGGCAGCGGCGCGTGCCGCCGGCGCGTGGTGCGATCTGTATCGTCCGCAGACGGCGAGCGACCCGATGGCCGCCGGCAACCGGACGCTGCGGCTGCCGGCGATGTTTGCGAGCCCGGTGCGGTTCGACGCGCCTGTGGGGTATGGCGACGCGCTGTGGGAGGGCTATTTCGACACGGGCTACTCGCGCCCCGGCGACTACATCGTGGGGCCGGACGGGGTGTTCTTCGTCGCCTCGCAGCCTCGGCTGGGGCCGGTGCTTTGCGTCAAGACCAACCGCGTCCTGAGTTTTGCGCGACCGGCCGCGCCGGCGACGGCGGGTGTGAATCGCTATGTCGGCGTGCAGGCGGCGGTGGCGACAGTGTTGTTGACCGACTGGCCGGCGAGTGCGCTGTCGGCGGGGGCCGGTGGGCGGGGCGCTTTGCCGGCCGATGCGCCGGGCGTCATAGGCGGCGCGGGTGGCTGGGCCGTGCTGATGCCGGTTGCACGTGTCAACGGCGCGCGCGTGCTGCTGCGACAGGGCGATCTGGTGCACGACGATCTGGGGCGAACCGGGGTGATTGCCAGCGCGGAGCTGACGGATTTGGGGTGGCGGCTGCATGTGCGGCAGGCGACAAGCTGATGGCCGATGAATCGGACGTGGAAGCGGCGCTCGTCGGTGTGATTGGTGGAGTCTTGTATCCGACCGGCCTCGCCGGGCCGTGCGCCGTAGCGGGGGCAGCATGCCGCATCTATCGCGGCTGGCCGGTGACGGCCGCGCTGGACGCCGACCTCGCCGCAGGCACGACGAACATTTCTGTTACGGTGGCGCAGGGGCACTCCCGCAACACGTCGCGGTGGCCGGATTTGTGGGTGCCGCAGACACGGACTTCCCCGTCTCTGACGGCCAGTGTCAGCGGCAGCAGTGTGACGTTCGGTGGCACCGGTGCCGCCGGTCAGATCGCCGCCGTGGTCGCGGATGCGGCTTGGGCCTCAAGACGGCTGCAAATCAGTGACACGCCTGCCACTGTTGCGAGTGCGCTCGCGACCACGCTGAGTTCCGTTCGCGCGGCATCGGCGGTGGGGGCGACTTTATCCGTACCGGGCGCGGTACGGTTGATTGCCCGCGTGGAGGCGGACCAGCCGACCTTGCACTTGTCGCGGCGGCAGCGTCAGGCGTTCCGCGTGACAGCCTGGTGCCCGGATCCAGCCACGCGCGATGCCGTCGGCGGCGCGGTCGACTCCGCCATGTCCGGCATCGATTTCATTGGTCTGGCTGACGGAACCAGCGGCCGGCTGCGCTACCTGAGCACCGTCGTGTCCGACCGGTGGGAGGATGCGACGCTGTATCGGCGCGAGTTGATCTACACCGTCGACTACCCGACGACGATCGCCGCGAACCTGCCGCGCATGGCGGTGGGGGCGTTCAACGCCACGCTGGACGCAAGCGGCATCGTCGAGGCTCTGCTGAGCTAACCGACGACATCGCGATCAGGAGAATAGAATGCCGATTGTGCAGCAGGGCAGCGTCAACACCACGTCGCTGGTAGTACCCGACCTCTACGTTCAGATCGTGCCGCCACAGAATTTGCTGCTGAACGGCGTGCCGACGGATATCGTTGGTGTGGTCGGCAGCGCGAGCTGGGGGCCGGTTGGGCAGCCGGTGATCGTGGCGACGATGACCGACTATGCGAGCGCTTTCGGGCCGCTGGTGGCACGCAAATACGACATGGGTACGCACGTTGCGACGGCCGTGCAGCAGGGCGCACAGAATTTCCGTTGCGTGCGTGTGACAGATGGGACCGACACTGCTGCGCAACTGACGTTGCCAGGAACGGCGTTCACGTTCACGGCGCTACACACCGGCAGCCTGGGCAACTCCATCACGTTGACCCTCGCATCGGGCAGCAAGGCCGGGACGTGGCGGCTGACGGTGACGATGCCGGGTCTGTTGCCGGAGGTCTACGACAACATCGCCAGTAGCGGCGCCGCTTTCTGGCAGGCAGTGGCGAATGCTGTCAATCTGGGCCAGGGGCCGCAGCGTGCGCAGAGCGGACTGGTAATGGCGAGCGCCAATAGCACGGTGGCTACTCCAGTCGCCGGCACCTACGCTTTCTCGGCCGGCACGCCGGGCACGGACGGTGCGGCGGGCGTTACCGCGACGAATCTGGTCGGCGTGGATATCGCGCCCCGCAAGGGCATGTATGCGCTGCGGGGCCAGGGGTGCGGGATTGCGCTGCTGGCCGACGGCGACGACCCAACGCAATGGACGACGCAAGCCCAGTTCGGATTGTCCGAAGGCGTCTATATGATCCTGACCGGTCCGTCAGGCGACAGTATTCAGAACGCGGTGACGGCAAAGCATAATGCTGGTCTCGATAGTTATGCATGCAAGCTCATGTTCGGCGACTGGGTGTGGTGGAACGACCCGGTGAACGCAACGCTGCGCGTGGTCAGCCCGCAGGGATTCGTGGCCGGGCGGCTCGCCAATCTGAGCCCCGAGCAAAGCAGTTTAAACAAGCCGTTGTTCTCTGTCGTTGGGACGCAACTGAGCGGAGCGCCGGGCGCCGGGACCAGTACCAGTTATGCGGCAGCCGACCTCGCGGTGCTGTTCCAGGCCGGGATCGACGTGATCGCC